CTATCAGTAATCTTTTTAAGTTTTAATCGATATAAGTGTGGATACCAAGTTTTACTAAAACCTTCTGCCGCCCTGCCTACTTCTTCAATTACAAAAAATCTTGGCAGTGCTACATCAAAATTGTTTAAAGCAAACTCATCTTTTAAGTGAGGCAATTCAACAACATCTCCAGCTAACGGTTTTCTACCGATTGTACTAATAAAATCGTTGATATGTACTGTCATAAAAACAGTATCTTGGTCAATGAATAATCCAAACTGACTTAAATTAAAGTCAATGTCTTGTACATTATAAATGCCGCGAATTGTATAAATCGCACTGTCATATTTCCTATCTCGATTTTCTAAGAACAACAAGTCTTGGATGTTAGTTTCTTTAATAACATCATACTGTGGTTGGTCTGCGGTTGCATCAGCGTCTGCTGGGTTTTTAGGACCCAGATACTTGTGCAAATATAGGTCTGTACCGCCAACTTGATACATTTCGGATATCTGGCGATCTAGAAACTTGTAGTCATTGCCCTTTTCAGGCTTATAAAGTGATAAACGTGGCATAGTACAATATTTAGCGATAAATAATACGGGAGATACAAATGTCAGACAATCCACAAGCTATTAAACAGGGAGTTTTTGATTATTGCCGCACTATGCTAGGTGACGGTATGATCGATGTTGAATTAGACCCTATACACTACGAAACAGCCCTTGATAAAGCCCTAGTACGTTTTAGACAACGTAGTCCTAATGCAGTTGAAGAAAGCTATATGTTCTTAGATCTTATTAAAGATCAAAATGACTATATTCTTCCTAAAGAAGTTATTAACGTTCAAAGTTGTTTTAGACGTACATTAGGCTCTAGAACAGGCGGCGGCACTGGAACTAATCTAGAACCTTTTAACTTAGCCTATACTAATACATATTTGCTAAACAGTACCATGCTTGGCGGCATATCGACATATTTTATGTTTGCTAGTTACCAAGAAATGATTGGAAAAATGTTTGGTGCATATATTGAATTTCAATGGATTCCTACAAGTCGTACACTAAGAATACTACAACGTCCGTTTAGCGAAGGTGAGACTTTGTTACTACGTTGCCAAAATTATAGACCAGATTATACAATTATTGAAGATTTGTATGCCAAGCAATGGATTAGAGATTACTCTCTAGCAAATTGCAAATTAATGTTGGGTGAAGCACGTAGTAAGTTTCAGAGCATTGCAGGTCCACAAGGTGGTGGAAGTCTAAATGGCGGTGACCTAAAATCTGACGGTAAAGCTGAAATTGAAAAACTTGACAAAGAATTAGAAACATTAGTTAGTGGCGGAACTGGCTATACATTTATTATAGGTTAATATGAGAGTCTACGAAGTCATTACGGAAGTAAAACAGCCTAAGCCTACTAAACGGCAATCACAGTCTACCAAAGGATTAAACATCTACGGTGACAAAGAAAAAGCCAACAGCGACTATGTTGCCTTTAAACTAGGCCAGGCAATGGCCAGTACCGATGGTAAGACTAAACCAGACATTGACGGTAAAAGTTGGCACGGTAAAAAGAAAACAATATATCCCTATACTAAAGAAGAACAAGATATGTTTGTACAAGCCGCCAAAGTAGTAGGTGCAGACTACGAAGATTTAAATCATGGCGACATGAAAAGTAAAGAATTGGACTCTACTAACAAAGTTAGTCCAGTCGCTAAGATTAAAACGAACAAATATGGGGTATAATCACTCTTGACACGATTGTAAAAAACCTGTAATATATATTATCACTGGGAGATAATATGATCATAGGCTTCGTGGGATTTATTGGTTCAGGCAAAGATACTGCCGCAGACTATTTGGTTAACTTTCACGGATTCCGCCGTGACTCATTTGCAAACACATTAAAAGACGCGGTAGCAGCCGTTTTTGGTTGGGACCGCGTTCTGTTGGAAGGACGCACAAAAGAAGCACGGGAATGGCGTGAGCAAGTAGACCCATGGTGGTCGGAAAGATTAAAAATGCCCAACTTAACACCTCGTTGGGTGCTACAATATTGGGGTACAGAAGTGTGTCGTAACGGATTCCATGATGATGTTTGGATTGCCAGTTTAGAGAATAAGATTCGTAAAACTAGTGACAATATTGTTATCAGTGATGTCCGCTTTCCTAACGAAATTAAAGCTATTCATAACGCTGGCGGCAAAGTAGTACGTGTAGTTCGTGGTGCCGATCCCGAATGGTATCAGGATGCTTGGAACATGAATCAAGGTCCTGGAAACATGAGCTGGTCTATTAGTAAGTCACGAATGGATTCCCGTAAGATTCATGCTAGCGAAACTGCATGGATTGGCAAAGGAATTGATATAGAAGTTGACAATAATGGAACTATTGATGAGCTGTTTAATCAGATTAAAAATCTGGTCTCAGAGCCCCTTGTTTCCACTGAACGCCCTCTTTATGTAAGACTCGCTGACAGTTTGCACATACAGTCTTAAGATTAGCATGACGGGAATTGTTAAGATTCCCGTCAATGTGAAACACATTAAACTGTTCGGCATATTTGCTTTTAAACCCACACTTATCACAGATTAGCTTTATTCTGTAGCCATCTTGATACCACTTAGGTATACCTGTACCTACACCGCCTTTAAGGCAAATCTCACATTTTTTTCTATAGTAAACTCTACCGTTCTTACGATAGTTTATAGCCGCAGGTCTGTGGCCGCAAATACACAAGGGTCTGTTCATAGTGTATTTAGCACACCTTTTTGATCCCTTTTTGCCAGCTATTAGCAGCACCTTTTTGGCAGTTTCCAATAAATACTAGTAGAACAAAAAAACCTTAGGAGATTCCAAGATGGCATTAAGTTCACCAGGCGTAGAAGTCAAGGTAATTGACGAATCCTTTTATACCCCAGCTGAACCTGGCACAGTACCATTAGTTATTGTAGCCACAGCTGAAAACAAAGCAAACAGCGGAGCAACCGGAACCGCCCCGGGCACACTTAAAGCAAACGCTGGAGAAGTATATCTTCTAACAAGTCAGAGAGACCTAGGAGACACATTCGGTGATCCGGTATTTAAAACTGACGCAAGTAGCAACCCAGTTCACGCTGGTGAGCAAAATGAATATGGCTTGCAAGCTGCTTACAGTTTGTTAGGTGTTAGCAATCGTGCATTTGTTGTACGTGCCGACATTGACTTAAATCAACTAGATGCAAGAGCAACAGAACCTGATTCAACTCCAGCTAATGGCACACATTGGTTTGATACACAAATTAGTGCATTTGGTATTTTTGAATGGAACGGTGCTTCGGTCACAACACGTGGCGGCCAAACATTTACAAACAAAATTCCAAGAATTATTACAGACCCAACAAAGATCGACGACAGCATTCCAGACGGCCCAGCTCCAGCAGCATCAGTTGGTGCAATTGGTGACTACGCAGTTGTTGCAGTAGACGCTGACCCAGATACACCTGCACTAACAACTTCACATCCTTTGGCATTATGGTATAGAAGCCGTGGTGTTGCACCTGGTCAAACAACAGGTCAATGGGTTAAAGTTGGTTCAGAAGAGTGGTTTAGAAGCTGGCCAACAATCACAGGAACAGCTATTAATCCTGCATTAACTGCAGGCGATACATTTACAATTAAAGTAGGTGCTGCTAGCCCTGTAGTAATTACTGCTGGTGCAAACTTAGCCAGCGTAGTGCTTGACATTAATGACAAACTAGACGGCACAGGTGTTAGTGCAGCCGCAGTTAATGGTAAGTTAGAACTTTATTGCAACGGACAAGTAGGCAATGGGGCCACAGACAATGATTTAAGCAATGCAATTATTATTGCAAACGATGACGGATCATTAGTTGGTGCTACAGCAAGTGCAAGCGATTTAGGTATTGCAATTGGTACATACTATGCACCAAGATTACAGATTAGCAAGCACACACAAGTTCCTCAGTTTAAGAAAGCAGCAAGTGCTCCTCGTCCAACAGGTTCTGTATGGATCAAAACAACAGAGCCTAATTTAGGTTCACGTTGGAGAGTTAAGCGTTGGAACGAAACTACTCTAGCATGGGAGTCTGTTAACGCAGAATTGTATAGCAACGGCCAAGAAGCAATTTATGGTTTAGATAAAGTAGGCGGCGGAAATAACTTAGCTGTTGGACAATTATATGTTCAGACAAACGTGAGTGAGCAAGCAGGTACAGATGCTACTCCTCGTCTTGCAGATTGGAAAATTTGGAGACGCAGCGGTACATCATCAAATACATCTATTAAGTCTGCTAAGATTACTACACAAGTTACATCTGGTGCTAGAACGTTTAGACTAGCAGAAAGCCTAATTGGAACAACAGTATTAGGCGATTACAACGGTGACGGCACATACAGTTATAAAACAGTTAGCTGGACAGCCACTGGTACTATTGCTGACGCAGATCTAATGGCAAATGCTATTAACTCTGCAGGCTTTACAAATATTGAAGCAGAAGTTGATTCACAGAATCGCGTAGTAATTAACCACAAAACAGGTGGTGAGTTCCGTATGAAAGAAGGCACAGGTACACCGTTAGTTGACTACGGTTTCAGTGCTTATGACTACGAGCCAAGCTCTGCAAGCTACAAATCAGGTACAGAGTACCTACAAGATGCACCATCCGGCGACTCATTGCACGATTTTGTTGCAAGTAATTGGGTTCCATTAGTGTACGTTTCTAGTAACGATGCACCTACACGTATTCCGGTAGATGGACGCCTATGGTACAGTTCAGTTATTGACGAAGTTGATATCATGATTCATGATGGCGACACATGGGTTGGATATCAAAACTATTCTGAGTACAGCAATACAGATCCTAATGGTCCACTTGTTAGTGCTACAGCCCCTGAACTACAAAGTGAAGGTGGAGACCTTGTAACGGGTGACATCTGGGTTAGCACAGCTGACATGGAAAACTTCCCACAGATTTATAGATTCAACTTTGATCTAGAAAATGTGCCTATTTCCAAGCGTTGGATACTGTTAGATAAAACAGACCAATCAACTGAAGATGGTGTGTTATTTGCTGATGCACGTTATAACACTAGCGGCATTAACAGTGACGAAGCTGGTGCAATTGTAGATCTACTAGCAAGTGACTATCTTGATCCAGATGCTCCAGAGCCAGCATTATATCCAAAAGGTATGTTGCTATGGAACCTACGTAGAAGCGGATACAACGTAAAAGAATTCAAGCGTGATTATATTAACACAGCTGATGACAACATTAGATTTGACCCAGCTTCTACTGGCGGCGAGTCAATGGCTGATTACTGGCCACATCGTTGGGTTACTGTATCTAATAACCAAGATGACGGTTCAGGTAGCTTTGGCCACAAAGCACAGCGTAAAGTTATTGTTAGAGCACTACAAGCTACAGTTAATAGCAATCAACAAATCCGCGATGAAGACGGACGTATCTTTAACTTAATTGCTTGCCCAGGATATCCTGAGCTAATTGGCGAAATGGTTAACCTAAACTACGATCGTGGTTTAACAGCGTTTGTTATTGGTGATACTCCAGCTCGTTTAACTCCAGATGCAACAAGTTTGTTAGCATGGGGTAATAATCAAAACGGTGCATTAGAAGACAATGACATTGGTGCAGCCAGCTTTGACGAATACATGGCCATGTTCTATCCATGGGGCTTTACAAGCGACAACTTTGGTAATAACATTGCTGTTCCTCCAAGCCACATGATCTTAAGAATGATTGCTCTAAGCGACCAAGTTAGCTATCCATGGTTTGCACCAGCAGGTGTACGTCGTGGTGGTATTACTAACGCAACAGCAGTTGGTTATGTTAGTTCGGAAGGCGAGTTCAAGTCAGTTGCACTAAACAACGGACAACGTGATACACTATATGAAACAAAAGTTAACCCAATTACATTCTTCACAGGAACAGGATTGGTAAACTATGGTCAGAAGACTCGTGCTAAAGCAGCCAGTGCATTAGATCGTATTAACGTAGCTCGTTTAGTAATTTACTTACGTAGACAACTAAATGCTCTTGCTAAACCATACATTTTTGAACCTAACGATAAGATCACAAGGGACGAAATTAAAGGTGCAGTAGAAGCTCTACTATTAGAACTAGTGGGACAACGTGCTCTATATGACTACTTGGTAGTTTG